CTAGATAAAGCATTGAATGATAAAGAATGGCCAGTCCGCGAATCGGCAGCAAAAAATAAAAATGCAACTAAAGAACACTTAGATAAAGCATTGAATGATAAGAATTCATTCGTGCAACAAGCGGTAGCAAGTCATCCTAATGCAACTAAAGAACATCTAGATAAAGCATTAAATAGTAGAAATGTTGATATACGTAGAACTGCTGTAAGTCATCCAAATGCAACTAAAGAACATCTAGATAAAGCATTAAATGATAAAGACACTGATGTTCGTATGATAGCTGCAAGTCATCCAAATGCAACTAAAGAACACTTGGATAAAGCACTGAATGATAAAGATGCTGATGTACGAACAGAAGCAATAAGTCATCCAAATGCTACTAAAGAACACATAGCTAAAGCACTGGATGATAAAGATTCTGATGTCAGACGCATGGCTAAAAGTAGATTAGATACAATCAAAGAGAGCAAAATGATAACAGTTAAACAATTGCTCGATGTTATTTAAAATGATTTCTTATAAAGAGTTATTAAAACTTAAGGAATCTGATTCAGATGAACATTGGTTCCGTGGAATCGACGACAAAGATTATAAACACATTATCAAACACAAAAAGATAAAGCCAAGTTTAGTGCCAATTCCTTATGATAATCAAGTAATGCAACATCTTGGATATGATTCTGATACAGCCGAAACTCTCCAACACGACATCCATGACGAAAATCATGCAAATGTGACTAAAGATAGAGAAAATGCAGCTGGATACAATAAACACATTTTGTGGTTTCATAAAAAACACATAGCAAATGATTATGGTGGAGGATATGGTACTGTTAATGTCGATAAGATAGATGCAAAAGAGTTCGGCAAGACATGGGGAATTCATAAAGCGAATGATAAATAAATGATTAAATGCTCTTTCTGTAACACTTGGCAATTCATCAAGAATAATAGACGTTGCTTTCATTGTGGAAAACCGTTAAATGAACAAAGAACAGATTCTAAAATTGCTTAAAGATTATTGGTTCCTTGGTGCATTCCTCGTTGCATCTGGCATGGCATGGGCAGAAACAACAACCAAAGTACAAACACTTGAAGAAGCTGTTAAATCACAAGCACAAGTGCAACAAGAAATCGTCCAATTAAAAGAAGGTCAAGCAACATTGGATGAGCGAACAAAACTGATGTTAGATGAACAAAAAGAGACCAAACAACTTTTGCGGCAAATGTTGTTCGAACAAAGAAAGATAAACAAATAATGACTTATTGGTTAATTACAAAAGACAACTGGTTTGGTGTTTCTACTGTCGACTCTAATTTTAAATCATCTGAAGGATATACTGTCTTTAAATTTAATGAAGATATTCCTGACATGAAATTTAATACATGGGACTTCGTGAATCAGAATTGGATACAAACAACACAACAAAAGTTGTCTCGTGTCGATTTTATTCTTAGATTTACTGCTGCGGAATGGTCAACTGCTAACGCATCTACTGATATCAAAAAGACACCACTTCAAGAACATATCGATAAAGTAAAAGATTCCTTTGAAGTACGAGAAATAAATGGGTTCAATGTGCTTTGTAAAGATGACTTGTATTACGGATTTGTATCAGAGACAAGCATAGTAGAAGCAGAACAAGGTTATGATTCTCTTTCTGAATTAGTAGATTCATTGTCGAGGCAAGCATGAAATTCAAAGACTTTTTAAACTCATTGATAGTAGAATCACTCCATCCTGAACTTCAAGATGTGGTTAAGAACAAAGCATCATCTACATCAAAACAGACACTAATAGCAAAAAAGATAAAAGACTTGACTGCAAGAGGAGAGAAAACTGGTATAGAAGGTAATATGCCAAAGGGTTCCTCTAGGGCTTATCTGAAACACGATGAACCTGCAAAAGTAATTATCGATGGCAAATCAGCTAGCATGAAGATTGGCACTAAAGTAGCAATTAGAAGTTCACTTGACAAGTTTCACAATAAGGCTGAACACAATGGTATGTCTCTAGGCGAGATGCAGAACCACGTAGAAAATGGTGATTATCATGTGAATAATCATCATAGGACGTTGTCTCAAGATGAACATGGGCATTATCACAGCAACGAAGATGGTATATTTCCACCGCTGATAGACCACGATTACGATAAAGCAGTGCATTCTACTGTTGGTCATTGTGATAAAATAACTAAATCTAAATTTAAAGAATTGACAAAGTGCGAGAGTCATCCTAATGGAATTTCGCATGATGATTTCTGCAATTCATTAGAAAGATTCCACAATAGAAATAATGGTAGACATTGGTCCACATCTAATGATTTTCATTTAGACCATGTGGATGAACATCCACTAGTACAAAAATTCACTGATTATCACGGTAATTTTGCAGCACCGCCTGATGATTATAGACAACTTGGCAATCTTGGTGTATGGAAACATCCTCATACTGGACAAGAACATATTGTTGCTAGAGACCATGGCTACGGAGGTGATGTACCAGAAGCATACAGAAATGCTAGAATGAAGAGTCGAGGATAAAGGGATTTTATGGCAATCAACAGCAGACAACAACTTGCAGATTATGCACTTAGACACCTCGGTGGTGGCATTAATAACATCGAGATTACACCAGAGCAAATCGAAGATGCAATAAGTGACGGACTGCATTGGTTCGTAGAATATCACTTTGATGGCATCGAGCGAGACTTTCTAGTTCACAAGATAACTGGCACAAAGCTATATGTAGATGATGCTACGGGGTTCAAGGTTGGTACTAAAGTCAGTGCTATTGATGGTAAAACGTTCGCTGAAATCGTCGAGGTATCTACCAATACAATAACGATAAATCGACAAATTGGGTATGAAAAATTCGTTATAAATCAAGAGGTTAAAAATAGCGACTTGACTTATACAACAATCATCAGGTCAATTGTTTTAGGTGATGTAGATAATGGATGGATTGAGGCGGGTGATAATATAATAGGTGTGACTCGTATATTGAATATAACGAGCATATTGGGTTCATCTGATTATATGTTCAATATGCAATATCAGATAATGATGACAGAACTCCAAGCATTAACCAAGGCTGGTGCTAGTATGTATTGGCAGACAATGAATTATCTTGGTCATTTGGATTTCATTATGAAAAAAGAGAAGAATTTCTCTTTTAATCGCCGCATGAACAGATTGACATTAGAAATTGCCTGGGGAACTGATGTAAGAGTAGGTGATATAGTAGCAGCAGAAGTTTATCGTTCAATTGACGAAAATGAGTTCACTGAAATATATGACGATATTTGGTTGAAAAAATATGTTACGGCACTTATGAAAAAGCAATGGGGCTCTAATTTGAAAAAATACAAAGGTATTCAATTGCCAGGTGGATTAATTTATGATGGTCAAACTACATACGACGAAGCTGTACAAGAAATAAAAGATTTGCAAGAAGAGGCAATTTATTCTTCAGCTCCATTAGCATTCTTTGTAGGATAAAATGTCAAGTTTAACAAACCCATTTTTCCATAAAAATAGAGAACTCGAACAGAATCTCATTGATGGTTTTGTGCGTGAATCTATTCAAATAATGGGCGAAACATATTATTATTTGCCGAGAGATGTCCAAATTGAAAATTTGATACTCGGCGAAGATGTAATAAGCAAATTCAAAGTTGCTATACCAATCGAAATGTATCTAACCGACAGCCAAGGATTTCAAGGAGATAAAGAAATGTTCTCCAAATTCGGGTTAGAAATTAGAAATTCTTATAAACTTGTTGTCCATAAGACTAGATGGGAATATGAAATAGCATCACAATTTGATAATAATCAATTCGAGATATTAAATGAAAATGGAGCAAGTAAAATTCTTTTAGAATCAGGACTTGTTCTTCATGGCGAAAATATCACAAGTGAAGCTATATTTGATATAGAAAATTATATCAGACCAAGAGAAGGCGATTTGATATATGACCCAATTACTAAATTTCTCCTTGAGATAAAATTTGTTGACCATGATGTAGAATTCTTCGCTCTTGGTAGAAATTATCAATATTACCTATCCTGCGAGGCATTCCAATATAATAATGAAGAAATCGATACTGGGGTTGAACATATCGACCTATTTGCATTGAACTCTAAAGATTTGCTTGATAATCAATTATTAGCAGAGAATGGCGGCGCATTAATATACGAACAAGGTGGATATATATTATTGGATGTTACACCTATTCCAGCAATAAGAGAGAGTGGCACCGACTTTAGTCCTGGTGCTATAAAAGTCAAATCAACTGTAATTAATCCATTCGCATGAGCTTATTCAATCAAACTCCTTTCTATCACGAACACATACTGAGGTTTTTCACTGCATTTGGGGATATATTCTCAGGAATCACAATAACAAAACGTGCTGAAAATGGAGATAAATTAAAAATATATGAAGTGCCAATTGAATATGCTCCTAAAAACAAGTGGTTAAGAAGAATTAGGGAACAGAATGATTTGACTGCACCACAAGTAAAAATGACTCTACCTCGCATGTCATTTGAGATGATAGACATTCGATATGCACCACTAAGAAAAGTCGGGGTTAACGGCTCGTATGCACTAGGTGTAGTTAATGGAAGCAGAGGAAAAATATTTCCACCAACACCATACGATGTAATTTTCAATGTATATGCTTTAACTAAAGATAACAATGATTCATTGCAAATATTAGAACAAATCCTCCCATATTTCCAACCGTATCTATCATTGACTTATGAGATATTACCGGAATATCAAATTACCAAAGATATTCCTATTACGATGCAAGCATATCAAGTAGAGGATGCATTCGAGGGTTCTCCTGAAGATGTAAGAACAGTGAATCAGATTTTTACATTTGCAGCACAAATGGATTTCTTTGGCCCTATGATGACTAACAGTGCAATCATAAAAGATGTCATTGTTAATATGGGTTATGAATATAATAAACCAACACATACTAAAATAGAAGTCAAGGTTGACCCAATCACAGCAAATGTGAATGATGTCTACACAATAAATAGCACAATAACAACTGATATTTTATGACACAAGCGTTAGCAAAGATGTTCGATGTTAAACCAGTGGAAGTAATCGATTCTACTGGCAATTCTATGACAGTAGTGGAGGATGGAGCTGAAGATGAGGATTTTGTCTATGCTCGTACCAGAACATACGAATTAGCAGAAAAAGGAGCAGAGGCACTTGATGTTGCTATGAGAGTTGTCAGAGAGGCTGAGAGTCCAGCTGCTATTACAGCATTAAGTGGACTCATTAAAACAATGTCAGATGTCAATAAGAATTTATTGTCATTGAATAAAGATAAGGCGGAAGCAAAGACAGCTAAAGCCGGACAGAAGACAGGACCAAATGTTGGCACAGCTGTACAGAATCAAACGAATATAATATTCAGCGGCTCAAGTAAGGATTTAAATAAACTTTTAGCGGAAGAACTCAAAAAATGAAAAAATTCAAACAATATATCCAATCTCACGAACACAATCAACTTATGGCATTTTTGCTTTGTAATTATGATGAATATGACACGTTCACTGATTTGCAAGAAAATATCACAGGTTATGATGAAGATGCACAAAAGGAAAGTATCAAAGGAATCAAAACTGGATTAGAATCTCATATAGATGCTCATTATGCAAAATCAAAAGATGACAGGAAGGCTGCTGTAAAGGCTGCAAAAGAACATTTCAAAAATACTGATTTGCGTACTGAAGATGAAAAGAAATTCGGCGAAAGTTATGCTAAACAAAGAGCAGAACACAACGCAAAACCAGAAAATAAGAAGAATCCGTTACCAAAGAGTGTTTTTGAGAAACCTCTTAAATTCAGCGGTAATATTATTACATCGACTAAGAAGCATAAGATGGCCGGGAAGGATTATGTTATTCCTCGTGGACCACATGAAGGCAAAGGAGCAGTCGTTGGTGCAGTTCGCTTAACACCAGGTACAGCTAATCTAGGTAATGGTAAGGTTCTTCGTACGTGCCCGGCTGCATCCAAGGGGTGTGAAGGCGGTTCTGGTGATAGACAGGAATCTGGTGTACATAAAGATGGTCTGTGTTTGGCAGCTAATAAAGGAATGGATACTACTACTAATTCCAAGGCAGATAAGCTGGCAAGGACTCGGGCTTTATCACATCCTGATCACCAGAAACATGCTGCTGCATTGGTTGCAAGTGACTTAGAGTCCTTGCACAAGAAAGCTGAAAGAGAGGATTCTGTCGCTCATCTTCGTCAAAGGGACTCATCTGATATCGATTTATTCAATCACATTCGTGAGAAACATTTCGGTACTCATCCTTCATACATGGAAGGAAAGAAAGCAAAAGCTGAAATGGTTGGTTATGGATATAGCAAATATGCAAAACATGATTCTGATGGAGAACATATCAATCGTTCCGATACTGGCCCAGAATTTGACCACAAAGGAATGCCTATACCTGGCAATAAAGAAAGAAAAGAAAAGACTATTGCACATTTGACTGGTGGACATCACACTCGAGCTTATGTTATAACAAGTAGAATTAGGTCGGCTGCAACAAAAGGTACTGATGCAGATGAAACGAAGGATATCCATACAGTAAGATATCATAGGTATGACAAGGATGGGAAATACATCGGACACGAAGATTTTGATGCTGACACTAATGCAAAACACGGCGACTTGCATCATTATGGCAAATTAGCAGAAAGAAATACTCATACTGCAGATGGTAAAGAGAAAGGTGCAATAACATTAACTGATATATCCAGTGGAAACAAAAAAGACATGGAAAATGATATGGTGCACCCATTAGATAAAGACCATGTTACTCCTGACCCAGATTACCCAGGTAAAAAGATTTTACATGTCGACCCTCCTCATTTGAGAAGGAAAATAATTCCAATAGGAGTAGCAAAATGAGAACATTAAAACAATTACAAGAAGATATGCTGACCAAGAAAAAAGCAATAAAAGAATCTCGTAGCCATACAATCATTGCTAATAAACTTAAATTGATGGATTTCTTGAAAAGGGGTGGAATCACCAATAAAGAAAAACCAGAACTAGATAAAGCACACAAAGCAATTGATGATGAAATTCATTCTAAATTCGGAAAAAGGCCAGAAGAAATGAAAGAATCTAAAATGGCTGAATTGGATGATGCAATTCGATCAAAATTCACTGATAAACACGATGTTCAAATCGAAGGCAATCCATCTATTGAAACTCGTAAGAATTGGAATGGTAAAGAAGAAGCAGAAACTAAAAATGTGTTACATCAAGTAACTTATTCAAATATACCAGGTGGTCGCCGCTTTGCAACGTATGTTCATCATCCTCTTGGTGACCATACAAACATTAAGATGGGTCTACCGAAACGTGGTGGCGGGGACATTTTAACTAGGAC